CTTGCCTTCCGTCGGTACATCGACCCTAGGCAATGGGTGTGACTAAAGCAAGGATTTAGCCTGTTTCCATTGCTGCACAAGGGCTGGAACGCGGTCGCCGACATAGTAAAAGATGTGCCATGGCTCTGATTGCACTTCCCAAGTGAAGCCGTAGGCCTCGATGTTCTTTAACATGAATTGCATCCGCCCTGTTTCTGATGCGTCACTGATGTCAACTGCCAGCCCGAGATTATGACGGCTTGTGCCGGGTGCAGCCATCGGCGCACAGTTCGGCTTTAGATAGTAAGTGTTGCCTTTCCATACGCGCGTTGATGTATTTGGCAGTGGTGTGGTGGTGTACCTAGCAAGGAAGCCTGTGGTTTGGGTGGCTGTACTGCGATAGCAATCGGCTTGGGAACTAGGCTTAAAGGTCTTGACTCCAGCAGCAAAGGCTGCATCTCGTAACGCCATGTAAGCATCGGCTGCTAATGGGTGCAGTTTGCCGTATGGCTTGACATCGACGAGCAGGCCTGCTGGTAGTTCACCCGGGGTTACATGGGCAAGCGTTGATGGCATTATTAACTTGTGATAGTGGCGCTCAAGTTTGTCTGGGACAGCGGTCAGCGTTGGTGCTTTAGGCTTTGTCGTTTTTTTGGCGGCCATAGGAAGGATCTTTCGGGTTGAGCCATCGCAAGACGACGGGGGCGACTGATGCTATTGCGGCCGCAAGTAGATCCTTGGGATCGGTGTTGCCGGCAAGATAGAGCGCTAATGATGCGCCGACCATTGATCGAGCGTATGAAGCGATCATTGCTTTGTCTTGTGGTTTCATTGGTGGCCTTCCATGTGTCCGTCTATTTTTTGTTCAATGCGGCCAAGTGAGCGTTGGACTTCGCCGTGGTCTTTGCGGTTTTCTTTTCTCATGGTGTGGATGAGAGCCACCAAAACGCTAAAACAGCCAGCCACGATAACGCCAATAATCTGCGTACCCATTTCATTAGCCCAGTAAGGCTTGGGCTTCGCTTGCTGTTAGTCCAAGTTTGGCTAGGACTGTTTGCCGTGCGGCTGCTTTATCGGCGTCCGCTTGGGCGCGTTGTGCGGCTTCGGCTTCTTTTGTTTTAATTGCGGCGGCTTCTTCGTCAGTTGCGTCACGGATTAGGTCGTCTATTTGTATTTTGTAAGTCATTTCATCACCTAACTGTTTTGGTATCCATAAACACGGATAGTTCCGCCTGTCATGTTTCCAGTAGTGGTTGCAATGGTGAAAGCGGTGTATTGCGTTGAGTTGTTTAGAAAACCGCTATACGAGTTCATATAGCCAGTTGTCGAGGTGTCTGCACCTCTTGACCTAAAAGTGGTTACTTTTGCCAAATTAGGCGAACCTAAAACTATTTCGGCGCTAAGTGCATTTGTGGAACCGTAACCAATCTCGAAGTTCGTGCCGCCACCAAATTGGCCGCTAACTGTTGATGAGGTATATTGCACGAAAGTACCAGCAAAAAGATATCCAGTTGCAGTAGCACCTAAAGTTAAACGCAAACCACAACCTGTTGACGCTACGCCGCCTTCAAGGCTGATTAAATAATTATCGTAACTAGAACTAAATGCACCAGTTACTTCAACGCTAGAAACTGCGCTGCCGATAGTTTGTGCCTTAACAAGCACAAGCCCCGGGGTTTGTCCTGCTGCTATCCATGCACTTCCTGAATAAACCATAAGGCTGGAAGTTGCCTCAATGTATGCGTACTGGCCTTGTGCAAGCGTCTTTTCGCCTGTTCCACCAAAAGCGGCATCACGGGTCGTAGTCGTAGCAAAAACAGGTATGCCTGTATTGATCTGCGTGACTTGCGCGGCGGTCAATACTTGGCCAGCGGTAAAAACTGGCACGGCGGTTTGTGCGTTTGCTCCCATAATGCTCCTTATCCTAAGACATTTTCTGTGTCGATTGTGCCATATACCAGATCATCCAAGATCAGCTCATAAACAAGCGTTGTAGGCGAAGTAAACAGGGTGATCCTGTGGCCTGTTGACAGGTCAATTTCATGCTGGATGCCCTCAATCGCTAGTTCTTGAGCCAGTGATGTGATCGTGACTCCGCTAGTAAATGACTTTTCTATGGTGACGGTGTTGCCGATCTCTAGGATTGCCACGGTGTCACGCTGGGCATCGGTGAGAGATGCGAACAGGGTAGACACATTGGTGTAACGCGCCTCAGGTTGCCCTACGAGCAGGTAGTTGGCAAGGTCAAGGGCTGCTGTGTTGTTGTGGACTAGCGCGTCACTAATTGCTGTGGTCTGAATGAAATAGGTCGCCTGAGATGTCAAGTCCTCGGCGATCTCTGGGGTTGTTGCCCCAGCGTGAGTTACTGACGCTCTGTTAATGACCTGATTAGCCTCAAACGAGATGCCTACATTGTCGTAAGGGATCGCTGTGCCGTCGTCGTGGAAGTCTGCCGATGATGCCGAAAGTGTGTTACCGATGCGGTCTTGAAATGTGAACACGCCGTCGCGCGAGATAAAGATGCGCCCCTGTACCGACTCGTTTATTTTGGCTGTGTAGGCAGCGACCGATGTGCCGTTCGGGACGGTGTACGCAGCTGCGCCGCCAAGGGTGATTGTTGAGGTCTCAATGTTTTGTTCCCCCGGCAACTGAAACGCATTGACTTCAGGCAAGGCAAGTAAAGCAACAAGTCGAGCGCTGGCAAGTTGCTCGGTCACATTGAACTCGTTTAGGTAGGTCTGGCTAAGCAGATAAAAGTCATCAGCGCAAGTAACAGAAACTGTGTCAAGGCCGCCAAGATCAAAGTTGTACGAGTAGTCAACGATGTAGCCGTTGAACAGTTCTTCTCCCTCACGACTGAGCACGACCTTACGCATAGGTGCTAGACCCGGCACAGCCTGAGCGGTGTCGTAATACGGTGACTGGGTATCGAACGGGTTAAAAATGCCGCCCGTAAAAGTGTCGTTTAGATCAAAGGTCATTGTCCCAGCAGTGAACTGGTCGCCTATGTCTCTGCGTCCACGGAACACGCTGATGCTTGTAGCGCCGTCAATTACGGAAGCAAACTCCGTTGTACCGTCCAGCACATACTCAGTAGAGTCAAGCAAGCCCTTCACAGGGTCGTCGAGCGTAAACGCGTCCACAAGGAAGCCTGTAGCGATCTTGAGATCGTAAGACCCTGACTGGACGATCGTGGCAGCCATCAGGCGACCTGTATTTGTGCTGGGCCGTCCACTCGGTTCATGGCTTTAATGCTGTTCACTACAGCGCGCCCAATGTCTGCTGATGTCGCTAGACCGCCGTTTACATTGACTGTGATTGGTGTGCCGCGCTCGACCATGAACTGATCGAACAGGCTGGAGAAGTCTGCTGCGTTGCCTGTGATGCCGTAGTTGCCGCCAAGGTTGCCTGCATAGTTCTTGCTGAGATCGAGAACGCTTGAGGACTTGCCGCCATTACCGCCTGCAGCAGCTTGGGTTGGTGCTACTAGGGCTGACTCGATCATTGCCAACGGGCTGGCGCTAATAGAGCCTGTGCCGCCTTCACGCGCTGCGCCACCTCGTCCAGACGCGCCACTAGTAATGGGTTCTAGCGTTGGCAAAGGCGTGTAGCCAAGTTCTGGCAATAGTTCTACATAGTCAATATTGACAAATGGCAAAGCGTTCATGCCTGTAATTAGTTTGTTTAGACCGATGATTGCTGAGTTAATAATTTGGTTGACACCGTTTGCAATAACTTTTACTGCGTTGTATATGCCTACACCAAATTGCCTAAACGGCAGCATGAACTCGGCTATTGCTCTTGGGCCTTCCCGATAAAGTTCGTAAAGGACTTGCATGGTTAAAATACCAAGACCCAATGCGGTTGATACAACACCGATTGAAGTTTGCAAACTAGTAAAACTATTTGATAACAGTGTGTTTGCAATTTCGGTAAACTTGACTGTGATGTTGTAAGCCTTCATTCCAACATTTAACGCGACTATTGCAGCACTAAAACTGGCAACCGCAGCAATAACAATAAGAAGAACTTTTGTGTTGTCTTGCAGAAAGGTCGTAAAGTCCAAGACATAGGGCAGCAATTTTTCCATTACAGGAATAAATGCAGCGCCAATTCCTTCTTTCAATTCGTCCATTTGGATGCCAAAGTTTTTTAGACCGCCCTCAGCACTGTTTGCAAAGGTCTCAGCTGCTCCGCCGACCGAGCCATTGAGTGCCTGCATAATTTCATCGGCGCTCGAGGACGAGTCAATCACGCCCTTAAGAGATGGGTCTAGTTTGATGAGCGCAGCAGTCTGTCCTGTTAGTGCTTTAGCAACTGCGACGCTGGCAGTCTCCATGTCGATGTTCTTGGCGGTAGCAAGGTCAGCGGTGACCGACATTGCTTTTTGGGACAACTCGAGCGAGCCTGTAGCGCGCACAAGGTTTGCCAATGCTGGGCGCAGCTGATCGTCAGCCATTGCGGTCTGCTTACTAAACGCGCTAATGGACTGCTCTACCGCCTTAATTTGGGCATCTGTGGCTTGTGTCGTCGTGCGTAACTGGCGAGCCAACTCGAGCTGTGCAGCCTCGTCTTCCATTGCTGCTTTAGTGGCTAGACCGATACCAGCGGTCAATGCACCCAGCGCAGCAGTAGCAGGCAGAAACGCTTTTTTAAGTGCAAAGCCTGTCTTTGCGCCTACGCCGTCTAGCTGCTGAAACTGTTTAATGGCTTTGTCAACGCCGCCGCCTTGAAACTCGCTAATGATTGGAATAGACAGTGCCATTAGTTCAAGTCTTTCTGTATTTGGTTAATAGTCTTAAGCACCATCTTTTCCATTTCGGACTCAATGCCGCGCCGCGCTTTATAGACCGCTGGCCCGATTAGTCGAGTCCTACCCGGCATCGCCATTGCAAAGCCGCGCTCATAGCTGACCGAGTCAAGTGATGTGCCTAAACGGTTTGTGTCTTTGCGGCCTGCACCCTCAAACACTGCTGTCGCCGCGTTTTTTTGCTCGATCAGGATTACGCCTACAGCATTGCGTCGAGTGTCAAAGCGCATCTTCACGCCTGACTGTGCGCCCGAGATTGTAAACGGGAATATCTTGCGGCCTCGATCAGACCATTTGCGCGCCATGCCTGACAATGGAAGCTGGCTGTAAGCAAGTTTTGCAGCTTGGATTGCTGGCTGTGCGATCGCTGTCGCGTCAGCCTTAAAGTCTTTCTGCAGCTGTGGGTCGATCTTGCGTAGGGCGTTAATCGTTTCTTTAAGACCGACTACTTCGACGCTGTGAGAGACAGGCATGGTTACTTCTTGCGGTGCATCTGCTCAAGCACATAGGTGACGGTGTTCAGGTCTCGCATAGTGAACTCGATCTCCTTTGGCCAGAAGCCTGTTAACGCTAGGACTTCGCAGAGGCTTCGCCGCCAAGTCCCTCGATGAAAGGGGTCTCGTCTGCTACCTCGTTGATAGGTGTAATGGTCATGTCAGGGTTTTCGGCAACCCACTCGCGCCAGTTGGCTGGCACTTTGTCTCCAGCAAGTTTGCAAAGAGTAAAAGCCCAGCAGCACATGTCGCTGAAGCCGATGCCTTTGCCGTCTGCTGATCGACGGTTCTCTGTTCGTTCCCAGTCAACAATGGCAAGCATGTTGGTGGTCATTTCGCGCGCTGGCTTACCGTCGCCAAGGTCGATAGATAGTTTGACTTTCATTGTTTCTCCTTTGTCGGGCAAGGCTCCGCTTGTGCGGTCTTGCTACTTGTAATTTTCAGCGGCTGATGCCGCGAGATCATGCGACGGCTTTAGTTAAAACGCCACCGCTAAATGTCAGGTCAATCGTGGACAGTTCGCCAAGCGAAGCGTTAATCGGTGTATGTGCCGACAAAAACGCGCCAGTCAAAGTGTATTTAGGAGCCGTGGCACTAGGGGTAGTAAGTCCTGCTGCTGTTGGTGACATCGTGATCGTTGTCGTAGTTCCCACAAGGCTGTAGATGCTGGCTTCAGTCTCGCTTGCTGCGTAGCTCTGGTAAAGCGTCACGGTAATGCTGTTGCTAAACAGGCCTGATGTAAAGCTGCGCGAAGTGTTGCTAAATGTCGTGTTTTCTAATTGCTCCGACACATAGTTAATGACCGCGCTTGTGCACTGATCGGACAAGTCCACCGAGTTAATGGTAAGTGCTGGGTTAGAAAGGTAAGTGCTGCTGATAGCCATGTCTATTGCTCCTTGGGTTCTGATTTGACTTTAGATGATTTCTTTGCGGTGTCGGTGGATATCAGGCCGCCGTCGAGCAGTGCGTCAATGTTGACACCGTCCTCTGGGATGAACTGATCGCCTGGGGTTCCAAGGCGTGGGCTGATGATGAAGTATTGGTACATAGTTTCTCCTTATGCGCTTTGTGCTTGTATGCCACAGTCAAGGTCGTAACACGGCAAGAGCTGCCCACCGATTTCTAGGTTGCTGGGTCGGCCTGCCATGACGATGATTGGACTGAGTAGGACTTTGCTAACGATGTCAAGGATGCTGCGTAGGACTGGTAGGCCTGCTGGCCCTGATCCGATGACCTTGATCGGGAAGTCCATGCGGATAATGTTGCCATTGCCAGCCACGGTTGTAAAGGATGGCGCGTCAATGTAAACGCAGTTCGGTACAAGCTTTGTGGGGTCGTTGACTACTCGCAGGCCAGTGACTGCTGTGAGTGTGGTCGTCAGGCTGTCAATAGCCCCGTTGAGAGCGTCTGTGTAAGCCATTAGGCGCAGGCAGGCCTGTCGATGCCGAGCAACTGTTTAACGATCGGTGTGAGGCTCTGCTGGGGCGCTGTGCCCATTCCGTCAAAGGATGCAAAAGTGTTCTCAAGCGAGCCACGGCTGCGCCAGAGGGCCGCGCAATACATGAGTGTGCCGAGGGTGGCATCTCCACCCGGACTCGTTGTGAGACTGTCAATGTAGCCAGCCTCTTGACGGCGACGATATGCGAAGTCATTGCCAGCAGATACGGCCTGAGTGATCAGCGTGTAATCGTCTGATGGGTTCGTGATCTGTACGCCAAGGTAAGTAACAAGCTGCGCGGCAGTGACCCAAGTGCATGTCTGGGTGTAAGTGACTGTGCCAGAAGCTGCCACACGAATGACATCACTGGCTGTCTTGGCATAAAGCACTTGATTGGCAACAGGCACATTTATGTCATAAAGCAGATCGCCCTCAGTGTCTATACCAAGGTACAGATACTGGGGCAATGCGCGGACAGTGTAAGTGCCATTAAATGTTGCATCGACTGATGCGACTGTAATTGACTGACCGACTGCAATTTCCGAG